TCCTCGCTTTGATGCGGAATCGCTCGCACGCCTCCGACTCCTTCCTGCTCTCCTTTGCCGCCAAGGCCGTCGGGGAATGGTTCCGCACGCTACCAGCCGCTTGACCACACCCCCACTCCCTGACGCACACTCCCCCGAGTGAGAACCGCTTCCCCCGGAGGGGAAGTCGGAGGGGGAGGGTGCGTCTACTCCACGAGGAGTAGACCTTTTGGAGGGTCCGAGCCGTGGCAGTCTCCATGCAGCCCGTCGCCTCCTCCTGGATCGCCCGGCTCGGCTGGGAGGGCGTGCGCGGCCAGCCGGGCAAGTGCTACATGGAGACGCGCGACGGCAACCTGTACGCCTTCCACGGCTTCCCGTGGACGTTCTTCCGGCTGTGGCTGGGAGCCGAGTCGAAGGGGAAGTTCTACCGAATGTCGGTTTACAAGAAATACCCCGAGACTCGCGTTCGATACGTCGCAAACCCCAACAGAACCTGAGATGGCCGCGACCGACACGCTAACGCCGAAGCAGCGGCGATTCGTCGAGGAGTATCTCCTCGACGCGAACGCCACCCAGGCCGCCATCCGCGCGGGGTACAGCCCCAAGACTGCCAGGCAAACAGGTGCAGAAAACCTGTCAAAACCTGTCATCGCTGAAGCAATTGCCGAAGCCCAGAAGGCCGTCTCGGCGCGCACGCTGGTATGCGTGGACGACGTGGTGCGTGGCCTGCTGGTTGAGGCCCGCTTCGACGGCGAAGGCTCCAGCCACAGCGCCCGCGTGTCGGCGTGGTCGCACCTCGGCAAGCACCTCGGCATGTTCGTGGATCGCCAGGAGGTGAGCGGGGTGAAAGGTCAGCCCATCCGAATCGTGGAAATCGTAAGGTCTTCGCCGGGCGATTCCGCAAAGAGGATCGAGGATCGGACGGAAGAATGAGCGACTTCGTCGTCGTCAGCGGGGACAAGATCTCTTTCAACTTCCACCCCGGACAGGAAAAGGCATGGGACAGTCGCAAGAGGTTCATCGCCATCATCGCTGGCGCGCAAAGTGGGAAGACCAGTTTTTCCCCAGTTTGGCTGTGGCGTGAAATCCAGGATCGCGGACCCGGCGATTACGCGGTCGTCTCCCCGGTCTTCACGCTGATGGAGGCCAAAGTCCTCCCCGAGTTCAAGACGTTCTTCTGCTCGCGCCTCCGCATAGCCGAATACACAGGGTCGCCCGTCAAGCGGCTGGTGATGACGCCCGAAGGCGAGGAGCAACTGTTCGGCTCCGCCCAGGACTTGCCCACCCAGATCTATTTCGGCTACGCCGCCAACCCCGACAGTTTGGAGTCGGCCACCTACAAGGCCGTCGTGTGCGACGAGGCCGGGCAGAAGGCGTTCAAGCGCGAAAGCTGGGAGGCCATCCTGCGCCGCCTCGCCATCAACAGGGGGCGGGCCTTGATAACCACCACGCCCTACGGCATGGGCGGCTGGCTCAAGACGGACATCCACGACCGCTGGAAGGACGGCGACGCAGACATCGACGTGATTCGCTTCTCGAGCGTCATGAATCCGGCGTTCCCGCAGGCCGAGTTCGACCGCGCCGCAAGGGATCTTCCCCACTGGAAATTCCAACTCTTCTACATGGGTAACTTTTCCAGGCCGGCTGGCCTGATCTACGACACCTTTGACCAGAAGGCGCACGTCCGCGCCCGGTTCAAGATTCCGGACGAATGGCCTCGGTATGTCGGCATGGACTTCGGGGCGACCAACACCGCGGCGGTGTTCTTCGCGGCTGAACTCAACGAGGCCCGCCTGCCCACGGGCCGGCTGTTCGCCTACCGGGAGTACCACCCAGGCAAGAGGGAGCCGATCAAGCACGTCGAGGCCATCCTGGCCGGCGAGCCGATGACGCCAACGGTCGTCGGCGGCAGCCCGCAGGAGGACGAGTGGCGCGCCCGGTTCGGGCAAGCCGGCCTGGGCATCCTGGAGCCGCCGGTCAAGGATGTGGAGGTCGGAATCGATGCGGTCTATGGGTGCTTCTGCCGAAACGAAATCGTGATCTTCGACGACATGGTCGGGCTTATCGACCAGTTGAACAGTTACTCTCGGGAGTTGGACGACCAGGGCGACCCGACCGACGCCATCGAGGAAAAGCAACTCTACCACCTGCTCGACGCGTGCAGGTATCTAATCGTCTGGATGAAGCGGGGAAGCCTGTCCAACTGGAAGGCCACCCGCGACGACTCCCCGCTCGTCGCCCCCGCGCCCTGGGGCGTTTTCCTCGACCTGCCCGAGGAGGATTCCAAAGACCGGGGCCGTAGAATAGGCGGGGGGAGTTACTCCGACGGGTTCCCGACGTGGTGAGGGGTGAGTATGGTTCTCGACAAGGTGGACCTGCAAGAGGCCAGGGCGGCGTTCGATCGATATCAGGACGCGATGGAAGGGACTTCCGAGTTGACCTGGGGGAAGTTGCTCGCGTTGCTCCGGTGCGTGAACCCGGAAACCGCCTGGATGAGCAACCGACTGAAACATTTCGTCGATCACGTCCTCGCCGCCCGCGAGCGCAACCACCCGAAGGAGCCCGCGCGATGAGCAAAGTCTACGGCGGCGTCTGCCCGGCCTGCGGGGATCTCGAATTCGTCACCCTCGGCCCCGGCTGCCAGCCGCACCCCCTGTGCCGCACATGCTGGGAGTGCTCGGACAAGGTGGATCGGGATTGCTGGATGTCCGGCGTCGATCCCCGCCCCGGCCTCTTCGGCTTGCTGAAACAATGGCTGTTTGGGGAGTAACCTGATGGCGACGAGTATCTGCATCGGCGACACGAGCAACCGGGAGTGCCGCTCCGAAACCTCCGTAGTGAAGTCGAGCGGGGCCGGCGGCGTCGTCTACATCAACGACCATGCGTACACGGTCAGGGGATGGGTGGCGACGAGTATGCCGGAGTGGGAGAAGGTGGAGCCTCCCGAGCGGAAGAAGGAGCCAATTCGCAACCGCCCGACGCCGGGCCGCAACGACTTGTGCCCGTGCGGGAGCGGCAAGAAGTACAAGCGGTGCTGTATGGCGAAGGGGGCTGCGTCATGAGCGACGGCGAAGCCATCCTCCGAGCCATCATCGACGAGCCGGGCGACGACCTGCGCCGGCTGGCGTACGCCGACTGGCTGGAGGAGACTGGGGAGGAGAAGTACGCCGAATTCATCCGGGCGCAACTGGCCCTGGCCGGCGTCGAATCGAAGTGCGGTTCGGGGTCGGGCGACTACCTATGCTGCCGCTCGCTGAGTTGCGAACTCTGCCCGCTCATCCGCCGGCAGAACGCCGCCTGGATCGAGGTGCCCCGCGTCGCGCAGAAGTTCCCCCGCGAATTCAAATGGACGATCTACGCCGGCCAGGACATCTCCCCCCCGGTCGCCCACATCCGCCGGGGATTCGTCGAGTCCGTCGAGTGCCCCCTCGCCCTCTGGCTCGAGCACGGCCCCGCGATCGTGCGGCGGCACCCGGTGGAGCGGGTGGTGACGGACAGGGAGCCTGGGTCGTATCCGGGCGGTCGCTTCGGCTGGCACAAGAACCGCAACCTCGACCCCGCCCGGTTCTGGCAAGTTGTCCCCGCCGAGGTCTTCGACTTGCTGTCCGGGCCGAAGGTCAACCAAGACGACGAGCCGGATTCAGACGGCGAATGGACCGACTACGCCACGCCGGATGAAGGCGTAGACGACCTCTCCGACGCCCTGATCGCCTGGGCGAAGGCCGAAGCGCTCAGGGCCGAAGAGTTGCCGGCGTAGCCGACCCCGCCGCACAATCGGCCGCATGGCCGACAACACCCCGTACTTCGCCACCTCCTGGGCCTCCCCGACCGGCGTCCACGACGACGTGCCCGGCGCGTCCTCCGGCCTCCTCGACTGGCTGGGCCGCTCCGGCACGCCCTGGCCCGGCCCGCAGGCGGCCGGCGCGTCCGGCGGCGGCGGAAACTCCGCGATCCCTGGGGCGGTCGCGTCCGGCGAGGAAGACTGGAGCCCAGACCGCAGGCTCCGCGCCGAGCGCGTACGCGGCGGACCCCAGGGCGTCGTCATCCCGTGGTTCCTGCCGTACTTCGACGAGCAGCAG